CTGCCTCGATCAACATGATCTGAGAAGATGCAGCGTGTGATACCGCAGATGTATTAAGTTGTCCACGAGACACAGCAATGTCCAATCCAGAGATTCCTGTGATTGAGACGATTTCTGAGTCGATCTTTAAAAGATCCCCTGTGTCAAAGTCTGTTGCCTCTGCAACTGTTAGTGTAGTGTCTGTTGCTGAGAATGTTGTATCGGTTACAGTAGTAGTATCAATACTATTCTTTAATGATGTGCTTGTTGCACGAACTACTTTTACTGATCCACCGTACAACATAAATTGTGCAGCAGAGAACCAATACTCGTAATTACTGTCGTTTGGTTTACCAAACTCTTCAACCAGTTGTCTCTCGGATGAGATAGTTCTAACCTCATCTACTGGTCCCTTTTCAAAAGTTCCAACTACCGCTGCTATGTTATCAACAGTAGCGTTAACGGTATTAGTTAGATCTCTTTCTAGGACGACAACACCTGGGGAAATTTGTGTGGATGCCATCTGGGTATACTCCTCGGATAAATTTCAATTCGGATGCTACTAATATTTAGAAAAACGTATGTTTCCAGTGGGGAAACAAGACGTGAACATCACCAGTCAGGGTAGGAGTAGGTAGTTATATCAACACTTTTACGTCTTTTCTTAATTCTTATCTTTGTACATGATTTGCATTCATACGAAAAAGCAGAGGGCATAGCACCTCTGTCTTTTCTAGTCTTATAATAGTCAGTCAATAGATCTTTCTCTACCCCACATGTCTTACAGACACGTTGTTTTAGGATAAGATGTTCTAATTCTAGGAAGTCTCCTTCGAGGTCCATTCTCTTATATCATCGTGTAACCGTTCAGTAGGATTCTTCTGTGGAGGGTACTCTGATATGAGTTTCTTACCACTCTTTTTAAACTCTTCTGATTTGTCTACTTTTACTACCATTAGATTCCGTTCCAAAATGTATCTGAGGGTGTTTGCATATTACGAGATATAATATATAAACCTATGTTACATAGGAACCAGAAAGCATTTGTTATCCATGCTTGTCTCCAACAGTATTTACGGTTGGTCTGTACTATATAGAGATTCCTTTCATTTATTTCGTCAAAGGGTGATAATGGTTTTGCTCTAACAATCTGTTCTAGTATCAAAGATACCACGAACCCTATCGCAAAAACATAGAAGAGAAGGTTTAGAAACCCAGCACTAGCAAAAAGAAAAGTAATCATCTGTAATCCCACATGTAAGACATATCGCCATACTCATCAGTATGCCATACTTGACCCTCATTGTCAATGATGGTTTCCTCCTCCATGCCTGTGTCAATAAAACCAAAAGGTGCCATGTCTGCTTCGATCTGATCCTTCTGCTCCTGATACATTCTCATTCTGACGTCATTGTCATGTAGTTCACGGAAGTAATCTGATGTTGCTAACCATGAGAACATAACCAGACACATAGCAAGGTCATCATTACAACCCTCTTCTGCTTCCCATGCCTGACCTCTCTGTATAAATGTAGTCAGTTCTGCAATGATGTCGTAGTCAGATATCAGTAACTTGTCATCTTCTATCAACTGTTTCATATTAGAACACCCTGTCTTCTTGACAGTTGTACTCATCTTAACTCCTAATTGTACCTTAGTACCAGAGAACCCTTGTCCTACTATCTGTCCTGCACGTCCGCGCATAGATGCCATAAGGATATTGTCATACTCTAAGTCAAAGTGCAACATGTCCGCAATCTGCCCACCAATATCATTTACTTCCACCAATACAAACGCATGGTTGTATGCACAGGCAACATCATATATGGTATTAGGAAATAGCAGTGGTTTAATTGTGTTATTTCTATACTTTGCTACCACCTTATATGGTATTGTTGTCGTGTCTACGACACAGAACGCACTATAATCTTTCGTCACACCCCTTGCTACGTCAACAGTTATACAATACTGATGATCTTTCTCTGGTTTTACATATACATCTAGTCCTTTGTTTTTCTGTATAGGGTCATCATATGTCATCATCCTCAACTTAGATGCGGAGATAAGAGTATCAACAGATCCCAGGAACTCACATTCAAACTCAACTCTGAACTGTTCTTCTGATGTGTTCGCTATGGTCTGCTCTTTCCATACTGAATCTCTACCTGGAACCTGTGACCAGTGTACCTCAGTGGTAACGTACTCGTTCTTCTTCCTCTCAGCATCATGCCAGAGTTTATAGAACATATTCATACCATGTGGTGTAGATATGATAATAACTTTTGTTGATTTACCAGAAGATATAGTAGGATACACAGAACTGAAAAACTGGTCAGCAATGTGATTCGGAATGAACGCGAATTCGTCCAGAAATATAATATTAAATGACATACCCCTGACAGCAGAAGCGGAAGTAGAAGCAGCCATGATTTTACTGCCGTTTTCAAGTTCCAGAGAACCTCTGTTCCACTGGTTGATTCCTTGTTGCATCCATTTTGGGAGGTTTTCATAACTTAATTGTAGACGTTGTAGCATTTCCCTAGCAGTCGCTGCTTTGTTTGCAAGGATTGCTACGTTCACATTATCATTAAAGACCACATACCATAATAAGTATGATGTAACAACAGTAGACTTACCAGACTGTCTAGGTAACTTAGCAATATTGAATCTATTATCATTAAACTTGTTTACCATGTCTTCTTGGAAGTCATACAAGTTAAATGGCACTAAACCTTTATCCAGCGAAACGATTTTAATGTACTTCCTAATAAAATACACAGGATCCTGAGAACATTTGACGAACTCTTTCACCTGTGCAGGAGTAAAACTCTGTGCAACGTTTGCTTTTTTTAAATTAGGGTTACCTAGATACTGATGTTCAGTCGCCATTCATCCACCATTGCCAATTTCTATTAGGTACATCAAATAGAGTATTGTTGATGTAATCATCTGCCCACTCAGGATCGAACCACTGTCCAAGGACTGCCTTGGTTTTCTTGTTCTGCCTTTGTTGCTTACAATACCAGATTTGATCATCCATTCTCTTCATAGTATTTATCCAGTTCTTATCTTTCTCAGCACCATATACATGCTCAATGTAGATGTCTATGTATCTACTAACTAACTCGACAAACATATTTTTCTCTTTGTCGTCTCGTATACGCATGAACTGTACATAGTCTGAAAATATATCTGCCCACTCTGGTAACTGTCTTCTTTCTTTAAATTTATATTGACTAGCAATTATATCTAAACCATAGTATATACTACTTGCATTATGCACAGGAGAGATATCACATATCGCAGCAGTAATTATCTTCGGTGTTGCAACTATATCAGCACCAAATATAGGTAAGGGGTATTCTGGATTAGGAAAGAACACACAGTGCATGACCTCAATGTTCTTTGTATATCCAGTTTCTAAATGTACTTTTCTTAGACCCTTACACCTATTCATTTCATTAATAATAAACACATCCTCATTTTCTACAATGGGATGTGGATTATCTAATGGTTTAAGTGCGGGTAAAGTTAATATCTTATGTCTAATTAATGAAGAGACTTCATGAACTAGATTCCCTGTCAATGTAGTTTTTGATGACTTCGAGTTGGTCATGGTATTTTGCCACCTGATCTAGTTCAACTTGGATTGCCTCCATAACATCAGAGTGTTCTCCGATGCCCGCAGGGTTCTCCAAATAAATTTCAATGTTTGCTAAATGCTTTTTGATGTCACCCATAGCATGTGCTTTGAGTGCATTAAGAATAGTTTTCCTCATACTAGGGTACCAAATGAACGACGAATTTCTTTGAGTTCTTCAAAGTTCTTCTGCTTAGTACCACCATCATAGCACCAAGCGTACCCTTCGTCAATCATTTGCTCATTGAGCGATACTGTTTCATCACCAACATATAACCAACCAAGGAGACGACCATACTTGCCAACCCCACCTTTAAGTTCAGTTCGTATAATGAGTTCATCGTCTCCATTAATAGTGTCCTCCAATTTTTTCTTTAACCAGTTTGTTGCGTCTATACCAAGTGCTTTTTCTTCAAGGTCTCGTGTCCTTTTCTCAGGAGTATCTACCCCTGCAACACGCACCCTTTCTTTTTTGTATAAATCGAAACCTAGGTCTATTGTAACATCAATAGTGTCACCATCTACGACTCTATTAATTTCTGTCACACGAAAATTATAACAACTCTTACGACTTGGGGGTGTCATTGCTCCCATCATCCATCTCCTCATACGCATACTTAAATATATAGGCGATAACAATCGTGACCGATATTACCAGTATGAGTATCATTATATTAACGGAGTGAACTACTACCATTAGATCATGGACATTGCGTGATGTAATTCGTGTGCGTGTTTTAGTTCGTCTTCTGCTATCTC